CCGTGGTTGTGCACGGGCCGCAGGGTGCTGGCAAGAACCTGTTTTTCGAGGCGATCATGCGGATCTACGGCGAGTACGGCGACGTGCTCGACCAATCTGCGGTCGAAGACAAGTTCAACGACTGGGCCAGCAGAAAGCTGTTCATGATCGCCGATGAGGTGGTGGCGCGTTCCGACGTGTACCACATCAAGAACAAGCTCAAGGCACTGATCACTGGGGACAGGATCCGAATCAACCCAAAGAATTTCGCGGCCTACTGGGAGCGCAACCACATGAACCTGGTGTTCCTCTCCAATGAGGCAATGCCAGTGGTGTTGGAAGAAGATGACCGCAGGCACTGTGTCATCTGGACGCCGGGCAAGGCGCGGGCGGACTACTACGCAGCCGTCCGCGATGAGATCGCCAACGGCGGCATTGAGGCGCTGCACCACTACCTGCTGCATCTCGACCTTGGGGACTTCGGGCCTGGAACGCCACCGCCGGTGAACGATGCCAAGGTCGAACTGATCCAGCTCGCGCTGGACAGTCCGCTGCGGTTTTACGATGACCTGGTGCGTGGCGATATCCCAAAGGTCGAGCCGATCCCAGGCCTCACCACGGACTGGTATGAGCTGTACCGGGTCTGGTGCGGCAAGCACGGATACCGCCCTGCGCCGGAAGCAAAGTTCGTCACATCTCTGGTACGCTCTAGGCGAGTGGACAAGAAGCGATGCCGCTATAGCGTGGCAGGCCGCGAGCGAGGTCCGCACTACTTCCTCATGTTGGGGCGTTCAGAGGCCCCTGAGGGGGAGTCACAACAGGACTGGCTGGGGCGCTGCTATATCGACGTCCGTGAGCAACTGGCCGAGTACAAAGGCCAGCTTCCCGGAGGTAGCGCATCATGACGTTTGGTTATGTGCAGGGTGTGCAGGGTGGCGTGCAGGGTGGCGTGCAGGGTCGAAACCCGCGCCAGTATTGGCTTGTGCAGGGCGTGCAGAGGTCCTATACGCACGCACAGGCGTGCGAGTGTGCGCAGGCATGCGGGCATGTGCGTGTGTGGCGTGTCGCGCGCGTGTATGTACCCCTGCACACCCTGCACGCCCTGCACAAAGCAGGCGTGACGCGGGTTCCACGCGTGCAGGGGTGCGTGCAGGGGTGCGCGTACCCTGCACGCGCGCGCCCTTTCTCTCCATCTCCCCTTTTTGGGAAAAGGGGGTGAGGTGGTGGCGACGAAGGGAGACAGCGCGGTGACGGCCCGGCAGTTCGCCAGGGTTCTGGATGTCAGCCCGAGCTACGTCACGCAGCTCAAGGACGAAGGCCGGCTGGTGCTCGACGCCGACGGCAAGATCCTGGTCAAGGCAAGCCTGGCACTGATCGACCAGACCGCCGACCCATCCCGGCCAGGAACGCGCCAGAAACGCGCAGCAGGCGCAGACAGCACCAAGCCGCTACCACCCTATAGGGTCGGGGGCGAGGAAGCGCCAGAAAGCGATCTAGACGCATTCCAGGCGGATTCCGGGGAGCCAATCGCACTCAGGCGGGCACGCGCCCTGGCCGAAAAGGCCGAGGCCGAGGCGCGCAAGGCTCTGCGCGATGAGCAGATCGAGCTCGGCATGCTGCTGCGGCGCGAGGATGTCCTTCAGGCCGCCCGGCTGGCGGCTGGCGAGCTGCGCAACGGCCTGGAGGCGCTGCCGGTGACGCTGGCGCCGATCCTGGCGGCCGAGTCCGACGAGGCGCGCTGCCGCGCGCTGCTAGCCGATGCCATCGAACGACTGCTCGAGCAGCTCTCCCGCCAGTTCGCGCAGATCGCGCGGGAGGGGGCGGCATGATCCAGGGTGCGGCCGCAATCCATGCCGCGATCAGCCGTGCGCTTGCGCCCAGGCGCGCCATCACGGTTAGCCAGTGGGCCGACGCGCATCGCATCCTGAGCAGCAAGGGCAGCCAGGAACCTGGCCGCTGGCGCACCTCGCGCAACCCGCCGCTGCGCGAGCCGATGGACTGCTTCAGCGCGCGCAGCCCGGTGCGTGACGTGGTGTTGATGTTTCCCATTCAGTTCGGCAAAACCGAGGTGCTGATGAACGCACTGGCCTACACCATGTGCGAGTCGCCTGGCCCGATCATGGTGTGCCTGCCGAGCGAGGTCACCATGCACAAATGGATCGCCCAGAAACTCAGCCCGATGATCGAGAGCACGCCAGAGGTGCAGCGCGTGCTCACCAGCATGGCCAGCCGCGACGCGGCCAATAGCCGCACGTTCAAGGATTTCGATGGCGGCCAGCTCTACATCGAGCACGCCGGCACGCCGGGGCGGCTCAAGATGGTCAGCGTGCGCACCCTGCTGGTGGATGAGCTGGATGAGTTTGCGAATAGGCTCAGCAGCGGCGATGACCCGGTGGCGATGCTCGAGGGCCGCACCTCGGCCTTCCCGGCGACCTACAAGCGGGCGTACATCTCCACGCCTGGCATCCGTGGCGTCAGCCGCACGGAGCAACTATGGGAAAAGTCCGACCAGCGCCGGTACTACGTCCCCTGCCCGCACTGCGGCCACCGCCAACCGCTGGAGTGGCGCGGCCTGCACTACACGCCGGATGGCAGCCAGTGCTGGTATGTCTGTCGGGAGTGCGGCGCCTGCATCGAGGAACACCACAAGACGTCGATGATCGCGGCCGGTGAATGGGTGCCGGAAAACCCTGCAGGCACGATGCGCGGCTACCACATTAACTGCCTGTACTACCAGCTTGGCCTGGGCCCGCGCTGGCTCGATCTGGTGCGCATGTGGCGCGAGGCGCAGTCTGATCCGGCCAAACTCAAGACCTTCGTGAATGACCGGCTGGCAGAGCCGTGGGATGACCCGGCCATGCGTGCCGTGCGGCACAACGTCATCGCCGACCGTGCCGAGCCGGTGCCGCTGCGGCCCGTTCCGGAATGGGTGCTGGCCGTCACGGTCGGCATCGACACGCAGGACAACCGGCTGGCCGTGCAGTTGCTCGGATGGGGTCGCGGCATGGTCTGCTGGCCCATCGACTACGTGGAACTGCCGGGTGATCCGGCCGATGATCCGGTCTGGGATTCCCTGACGGACCTGCTCAGCCGGCCTATTGAGCGCAAGGACGGCGCGCTGCTTTGGGTGGATGCCGGCTTGATCGACATCGGCGGTCACCGCACCGAAGCGGTCAAGGCATTCGTGCGCAGCGGCCGCGTGCGTCGCCTGCTGGCCGGGTTCGGCGCAACAGCCAACAACGCGCCGGTGCTCGGCAAGGGCAAGGCCGCGGACGTGAACTGGCGCGGGCGCATGGATCCACGCGGCGTGCAGATCCATCAGGTCGGCACGGTCGCCATCAAGCACCTGCTCTACAGCTGGCTGTCTGCAGATGCGGATCGGGAGCCGGAACATCGCCGGGTCAGATTTTCGGAGCAGCTTTCGTCGGACTACTTCGGCGGGCTGGTCAGCGAAACCTACAACCCGACCAAAAATCGCTTCGAGCCGCGCCGTGGCGCACCTCGCAACGAACCGCTGGATACCTGGGTGTATGCCTACGCCGCCACCCACCACCCGGCAGTCCGCCTGCACCGCTGGACGAAGGCCGATTGGGACACCCGCGAAGCGATGCTGCGCGCTGCCACTGGCGCAGAGTCGCAGGCGCAGGCCAGCGGTGAGCCGGCGCGGCCGGCGCCGCCAAGCCAAGGCCAAGCGCCAGCCCCGCCAAGGCCGCAGGGCGCACCCGCAGGGCAGTCAGCATTCCGGAGGCAGTGGTGAGCGAGCAGGCACATGATGCGCACCATGTCCGCACCCGGCGTGGGCGCAACACCCGCCGCACCAGGGCGATGGTCTCCGCGCTCGTGGAGGAACTCACCATCGGCGCGGCCAAGCGGCTGCGGGCGAATGCGGATGACATTCGCCCCATCGTGATCGCCGTGGTGGACTACCTGCGCGAGGCCTACCCTGCGCAGGATCTCTACATCCCCGCCGCAGAGGTGAAGTACCCGGTGCGGGAGCTGCGTCAGGCAGTGGATTCCGGCCAGTATTCGATCCGGGAAATCTGCCGGCAGTTCCGGATCAGCCGCAAAACGCTGTATTGGGTGCTCGCGCGCCCGCTAGACCTTGGCGCCGCGTCGCGTGACGTGGCGGAGTGCGTCCCTATTCCCCAAGACGGGACGCACACAGACCAGGAACATGAGGGCATCCGCCACAACATTGGCCGCGATGTCCTACACGCAAGCCGACCTGGAAGCCCTTGATCGAGCCATCGCCAGCAGCCAGCTGGTGGTGCAGTACGGCGACCGTCGCGTGCAGTATCGGTCGATGGATGAACTGCTGCGCGCACGGCAGCACGTGGCCGAGCAGCTATCGGCAGCCAGTGGCGGGCGTGGGCACTATCGGTTCGCGTTCAGCACCGCGAGGGGCGATTGATGACGTCTGCGACCGCCCGCCTCACGCTGCTGGATCGACTGATCGGCTGGGTTTCGCCGGATGCCGGCCTGCGCCGCAAGCGTGCAAGAACGCTGCTTGCGCGTGCCTATGAGGGCGCCGCCCGCACCGATGGCTGGCGGCCACGCCGTGCCGGTGCCAGCGCGAATGCCGATCACGCTGCAGATGCGCGGGAGCTTCGCATCCGGGCCCGCGCCATGGTGCAGAACGTGCCCTACATCGCCCGTGGCGTGCAGGCGCTGGTGAGCGCCGCCATCGGCACCGGGATCGAGCCGCGCTTCGACGGCGCAGACAGTGCACGGCTCAACGATCTGTGGTCGAAATGGGAGCGCGTCGCCGATGCCGATGCGATCTTCGACCTCTATGGCCTGCAAGCGGCCGCGTACCGCGCCATGGTGCAAGACGGCGAGGTGTTGATCCGCCGTCGCACGCGCAGGCCGGAAGACGGCTTGCCTGTGCCGATGCAGTTGCAGCTGCTGGAAATCGACTGGCTCGACAGTGGCAAGAACGGCAGCAACGGCGGCAACACCATCATCAACGGCATCGAGTACGACGCGCTCGGCAAGCCTGCCGCGTACTGGCTTTATGAGAATCACCCCGGGGATGCGTTCATGCGCGGGCGTGCGACGGCTGGCGTCAGCCGCCGCATCCCGGCCAGCGACATCATCCACCTGTTCGCGCCAAGCCGGCCAGGCCAGGGGCGCGGCATCACGCGGCTGGCGTCCGTCATCGCGCGCACGCGCGATCTGAGCCTCTACGAAGACGCCGAGCTGCAACGCAAAAACTTGGAGACCCGCTTAGGGGTGCTGGTATCGGGCGACGCCTCCACGCTCGATACCGGCATCCCGACCTATGGATCGGTGACCGCAGGCGCAGGCCCGCAGGCCAACGACCTCGGCGTGCTGCCCAGCGGTGGCATCACCGAACTGCCGCCCGGCATGAACGTCACCGCACTGGAGCCGAAGGCCGCGCCAGGGTACGTCGATTACTGCAAGTTCCAACTGCACCTGATCGCCGCAGGCCTGGGCGTGCCGTATGAGGCGCTCACCGGCGACATGGCCGAGGTGAACTTCAGCAGCGCCCGCATCCGCCAGATCGACTTCCGCCGGGACATCGAGCAAGAGCAGTGGCTTGTGATCGTCCCGCGCCTGTGCCAACCCATCGCGGACTGGTTCATCGAGGCGGCTCAGCTGATCGGCGCGGCCGGGCGCGGCCAGCGCAGCGTCGATTGGAGCACGCCTCGCTGGGATTACGTGAACCCGGCTCAAGACGTGGCCGCCGAGATCGACGCCATCAGCGCCGGCCTGCTCAGCCCGTCCGAGGCACTGCGCCGGCGCGGCTACAAGCCTGAGCAGGTCTTTGCCGAGATCGGCAAGGACTTCAGGGCGCTGCATGACAGCGGCGCGCTCGACCTCATGCAGTTCCTCATGGCGAAGGGAGGCGGAGTCGTATATGCGGCCGCGTCTCAATCCGACGCCACCCAATCCACGCAAGGGAGCTAACCCATGCAGGACACCGAAACCATCACCCGCCTCATGCCGCCGCAGCTCATGCAGGCGCGGTTGCTGCCGTCCAGCTACAACGCCGAGGCCGGCACGATTGAGGTCAGCTGGGGGCGCGGTGCGCGTGTCCGGCGGTTCGACCCGTGGGAAGGCGCGTTTTATGACGAAGAGCTGGACATGTCGCCCGAGGCGGTGGACATGTCGCGGCTGCAATCCGGCAATGCGCCCGTCCTGCTCAACCACGATACCAGCGTCGATGCCCAGATCGGCGTGATTGAGGCGGCCACCATCGAGGGTGGCGAAGGCCGCGCCACGATTCGGCTGAGCCAGCGCGAGGATGTGGCCGGCATCGTCGCCGACATCCTGGGCGGCATCATCCGCAATGTCTCTGTCGGCTACACCGTCCAGGCGTATCAGGTCGAGGTCGGCGGAGACGTTCCCGTTTACCGCGCCATTCGGTGGACGCCCTACGAAATCAGCTTCGTGACGGTGCCCGCTGATCCGTCCGCTGCAATCCGCAGCCACCAGACCACGCAGGCCGGCGTGCCGTGCGTGCTGACCCGCGCCGCGCCGGCGCTCAACCCCAAGGAAACCACCATGACTCAGATCGCTTCCGCAGCAGACGCTGCACATCGCGCCGCCGCTGAGGCGGACCAGTCCAACACTGTCACCACCACGCCGACGCCGGATCCCGCTGAGGCGTTGTCGCGTGCCGCAGAAATCGTCGAGCTCTGCCGTCGCCACGGCATGGATGACAAGGCGGCCGAGTTCATCCGTGCCGGCCGCACCATCGACCAGGTGCGCGCCATGATCCTGGACGCCAAGGTCTCTGCCGACGTGAAGTCTGGCGGCACCTTCAACCGCGTGCAGGCCGGCACGGACGAGGCCGACAAGTTCCGTGGCGCCGCCGTGGATGCCATCCTGGCCCGCGCCATGGTGGTGAACCCCGCCACCAAGTCTCGCTATGTGGTCGATGGCGCCAACCCGGTGCGCGGCCTGTCCATGCGCGAGCTGGCCCGCCATTGCCTGGAGCGCACCGGCGTGCGCACCGATGGCATGAGCGTGCTGGAAATGGTCGGGCGTGCGTTCACGCAGTCCACCAGCGATTTCCCGGTGCTGCTGGAAAACGCCATGCACAAGTCGCTGCAGTCGGGCTATGCCGTCGCCGCTGATACCTGGCGCCGGTTCTGCGCTGTTGGCACGGTGAGCGATTTCCGGGCGCACAACCGCTACCGCGTTGGCAGCCTGGGCAATCTGGATGCGCTGAGCGAACTCGGTGAGTTCAAGAACAAGGCGATCCCGGACGGCGAAAAGGCCAGCATCACCGCCGGCACCAAGGGCAACATCATCAACCTGTCGCGGCAGGCCATCATCAACGATGACCTCGGCGCCTTCATCGGCGCGGCAACCATGCTGGGCCGCGCTGCCGCCCGCACCGTCGAGGCGGACGTCTATGCCCTGCTGGCCAGCAACCCGGTGATGGCCGACGGCTTCGCGCTGTTCTCGAATGAGCATGGCAACCTGGATGCGGCCGCTGCGCCGACCGTGACCTCTGTCGATGCCGCCCGCGTCAAGATGGCAAGTCAGAAGGACGTCAGCGGCAACGACTACCTTGACCTGCGGCCTGCGATCTTCCTGTGCGGTCTGGTCTATGGCAGCGCCGCGCGTGTGCTCAACAGCTCGCAGTATGACCCGGACGCCACCAACAAGCTGCAGCGCCCGAACGTCATTGCCGGCTTGTTCCGCGAGGTCATCGACACCCCGCGCATCGCCGACACCAAGTGGTACCTGTTCGCGGATCCGGCCGAAGCGCCGGTCATCGAGGTCGCCTTCCTCGAAGGCAACGACATGCCCTTCCTCGACCAGGAAGAAGGCTTCAGCGTCGATGGCAGCCGCTGGAAGGTCCGCCTGGATTACGGCGTGGCCGCAATCGACTATCGCGGCGCCGTCCGCAACGGCTAATCAGGATCAGGAGAAACAACCATGGCAAAGAACTACGTGTCGGATGGCGAGACCATCCAGTGGACCAACGGCACCGGTGCCGCAGTCACCTCGGGCCAGCTGGTCAAGGTGGGGCCGAACATGCTGGGCGTCGCGCTGGTGTCGATCCCGAACGGTGGCACCGGCAGCGTCGCGGTGGAAGGCGTGTTCAGCGGCATCCCGAAGGTCAATGGCACTGCGTTCGCGCAGGGCGAAATCCTGACCTGGAAGGCGGCCACCAGCAGCTTCGATGGCAAAAACGCCACGGGCGCAACCGGCGATGTCAAGGGCGGTGCAATCGCGTGGGAGGCGGCTGCGGCTGCCGCGACCACCTGCACGATCCGCCTGACCCCTGGGAACGCGCAGGCGTTCTAAACCTGCGTAAGCGGCTGCCGGCGCTCCGGCAGCCGCCACCACCGGAGTCGATATGGAGCCAGCACAGCACCAGCACCAGCGCCATCGCGTCGAAGATGCCATCGAATCCACGACGGCCAAGGTGTTTGCGCGCCTACTGCTACCCATCATGCTGTCGTTGATCGGGTTTTTCATGCTGCGCACGCTGAACGGCCTGCAGTCCAGCGTCGATGAGCAGGGCAAGGATATTGCCCAGATCAAGTCGGACGTGCGTGACGTCAACACCCGACTTGATGAGCGCATCATCCGGACTGTCGATTCGAACACACGGCGGATTGACGCGCTGGAAGATCGCGTCTCGGCCGTCGAGGCCAAGGTCGGGATGCGCTGAGATGGCCAAGCTCGACTGGCTCTACCGCCGCCTCGCGCTGCTGGTCTGCGCGCTGGTGCTGCTTCCGATCATGGCGGTGGCCGCCGCATGGGGCTACGCCGTGCTGGGGGCGCTCCCGGCCGTGCGCTTCACCGGCGAGCAGATTGAGGCGTTGAGCTGGCTGCCGGTCATCACCTGCTACGCCGGCGCGGCCATCGTGGTGGCGGCGTTTTTCAACAACGCCTTCACCTGGGAGCCCGGCAAGGCAGTCGAGCGCGCATGGCATGAGGCGGCGCTGGCGGGCGACCGCAATGCCCGCTGGCTGCTGGTGCGAAACGATTTGCGCTGGGCAGTGTTGCTGGTGCTGTCCGGCGCCTTTTTCTGGATGGCGCGATGATGGAGCGGATCATGCTCGTACTGGCCCTGTGCGCGGTGCTCGGATGCGCCAGGCCAGAGCATGTCCAGCGCACGGCTGAGGCCGTGCAGCAGGCAGTCGCGCCCGTTGCGGCTGAGGTGCAGCAGACGGCGGCCGAGGCGGTGTCGATGCCGCTGATCGAGACGCAAGCCGACGTGCAGGCCATCGTGCAGGACGTGGTTGAATCGCCTGTGCAGGACGTGCCCGCCCCTGCGGCGGTCGCGCCTGCGGCTGTCAGCCTGCTGATTGAGCAGGAAGTTGTTTCCCCGGCCTACTATCAAGCCCGTCTGCAGGGCTTCGCCTGCCCTGGCGATATTAGCGGCCCGACAATCGGCATCGGCTATGACCTGGGCGTGCAGCCGCCGGCGCGAATCGAAAGCGACTGGCGCGTGCATCCGCGTGTCGCAGCCCTGAAGGATGGCAGCGGCGTGCGCGGCTTCGCGCCGTGCCGCGCCTATCGCGCCGAGCGCCAAGACGTCAAGACGCCATTCCCGATGGCCGAGCAGGTCTTTACGGGCGTGAGCCTGCCAGCCTACGCCCGGCTGACGGAACGCACGTTCCAGAACGGTTGGGACCGCCTGCCGCCCAATGCGCAAGGCGCGCTGGTGGTCACCGTGTACGCGCGCGGCGCGAGCATGCGCGGTGAGTCGCGGGCGGAGATGCGCCGCCTGCGCGATGAGTGCGTGCCTGCCGCAGACGTGCAGTGCATCGCCGATGCGCACATCGCCATGTGCGAGCGCTTCCGCCATCGGGCCGATGGCGAGGGCCTGTGCCGACGTTTCCGCGCCACGGCGCGACTGGCGGTGCAGGCATGAACTGGCTCTCGGCCACCGTCCTGAAGCCCGTCGCCGGCAGCCTGCTGCTGCTGTGCATTGTCTTGGCCGGGCGCGGCTGTGTGCTGGCCAGCCAGCGCGATGCGGCCATCGCGCAGCGCGATGCCGCGACCACGGCGCTCGATGCCTGGAAGGGCAAAGCGGAGGGCTGCGCAGCGGCCAACGCCGCCTACGATGCGGTCTTCGAGCAGCAGCGCAAGGAACAGGCTGCCGCCGAGGCCCGCGCCGCAGCGGCTGCCCGTGCGGCGGCTGCGGCCGTGGCCGCTGCCAATGCCGAGGCCGCCAAGGCCAAGCGCGAGCGCGACGATTTCGCCCGGCGCTTCGCCACCAAGCCCACCGGCTGCGCCGCTGCGCTGCAGGCGATGGACGCGGCCTGCCCGATGCTGAGGGACTACTGATGCGTGCGCCTGCCTTCGCCATCGCCATGGTGCTGATCGCCGCCCTCGCCGCCTGCAGCCGTGCCAGCAAACCCGATTTGCCCGGCGGCGTGATTGTCAAACCGCAGGTGGTCACGGTCACCCGCGAGGTGTACGTCGACGTGCCTGCGGAGCTCACCGACCCGCTGCCGATTGCCGAGGGCCCGCTGTCGCAGTGCCCGATGGTCGCCGCCGAGCGCAAGGCGCAATTGGAACGCGCCAATGCCGACCGCAAGGCGGTGCGGGCGCTGTCCGGAACGAGGGTCGAGCCATGAAGCTGCGCATCGGCGTCGATCCAGACAACGCGTTGGCGCGGTCCTTCACCGCGCTGGAGCGCCAGCAGCTGCCGTTTGCCGCAATGCAGGCGGCCAACGCAACAGCATGGGAGATCCGCCAGCGCTGGGCGGAAATCATGCCGCGCGTGTTCGACCGGCCGACCCCGCTGACCATGCGGGCAGTGGTGTACGAAAAGGCCACCAAGTCCAAGCCGTATGCGGTGGTCAAAATCCGCGATGAGGCCTTCAAGGGCACGCCGCCGGCGAAGTATCTGCAAGCGCAGGTGTATGGCGGCTCGCGTGCGACCAAGGCCTTTGAAAAGCGGCTGCAGGCGGCCGGACTGATGCCGGCCGGCATGCAGGCGGTGCCAGGGCGCGGCGCGCAGCTCGATGCCTTCGGCAACATTGCCGGCAGCCAGATGAACAAGATCCTGTCGCAGCTCGGCGCGCGCTTCGACCCGCTGCAAAACGAGACGGCAGAAAGCCGCGCTCGCCGGCAGCGGCGCGAGGCAAAGCGCGGCGACCGTCGCGGCGACTATTTCGCCGTGCCGAAGCAAAGCAAGGGCCTACGGCCCGGCATCTATCAGCGTGTTCGGACGGGCTTTGGCAGCGCCGTGCGGATCATCATGGCGTTCGTCCGCCCGGCCACCTACAAGGCCCGCTATCCGATCTTCCAGCTTGCGGAGCGCATGTACGCGCAGATCTTCAAGTTCCAGCTTGAGCGCGAACTGGCAAAGGCTGTGGAGAACGCCAAGTTCAAGGGGGGCAGCCTGTGAGCCAGCGCGAAGCCCTGCAAGCACTTGACCGCAGCATTTTCCAGGCGCTGCTTGAGGTTGGTCTGGCCGATCAGGCCATCTTCCAGCCGCTGGCAGGCGGCGCTGCGATCCCGTGCACCGTGGTAGTGACCCGTGGCGCGCAGGTGTTCGATGACACGCAGCAGGTCGCGGGCATGCGCACCACGGTGGATTTCTTGAAGTCGGAAATTCCCGACGCGCAGCGTGGGGACATTCTGACGGTTGGATCGGACGAATACACCCTCGACGCCCGCATCGACGTCGAGGATGAGTCGCGTGTCCGCTGGGTGGTGCTGCCATGACGCCGCGCACGTGGACATTGCTTGAGCAGGTCGCCGCCCACCTTGCGGGCATCCGGGTGGATGCCGGATTCCGTACTGACGTCGGGCTGCACGTCACGCTTGAGCCGGCGCAGATCCGCGACGATGCGCAACTGGCCATGGCGGTTGCGCTTGAGACGGTGACAGGCGCGGAGATGCCAGCGTTGCGCACGGTTGGTGTGCTGGTCAAGTTCGGCATCTACGCCAAGGTCAAGGCCGGTTTCTCGGACGCACAGCACAACCTGCACGCGCTCATCGCGGACATCACCGAGCGCATGGCGGATCGGCAGGCGCTGCTGCCGCTGCTTCCGCAAGGTACTCAGTTCCCGACCTTCGCCGAGGCGCAGGTCATCCCGCCCGCTGAGGGCATGCAATGGATCGGCGCCGTGGTGCGCTATTCCGCACATATCACCAACCGCTAAGGAGCAGACATGATCCCCTCCACCGACTACAGCTACATCGGCAGCGGCTCGATCCTGATCCGGGAGTACGGCAGCGCTGCGCCCCTGGTCACGCTCGGCAACTGCTCGGCGCTCTCGCTGTCGCCAAAAGAAGACGTCAAGACACTGCTGGACTACACCCAGCCGGGCGGCAACCAGCGCGCTGAGGTGCGCCGGGTGGCGGGCGTTGACCTCAGCCTGACGTTCCACGATTTTTCCTCCTCTCAGTTCGCCATGGGCCTGCGTGCACAGGCCACCTCGGCAACGGCGGGCACCGTGACCGATGAGGCGGTGGTCGCCTACAAGGGCGGCTATGCCGCGCTGGCCAAAATCGCCGATGCCATCACCACGGTGAAGGCATACTCTGGGACGCCTACCTACACCGCCGGCACAGACTATGAACTGCGCGATGGGATGCTCTACATCCCGGACACCAGCACGATTGCCAACCCCACCGGCGGGGCGGCCAACCTCAAGGTGACCTACAGCTACAAGGCGCAGAACAAGGTCGAGGCGCTGATCTCCAGCGGCAAGCAGTACGAGCTGGTGTTCGTCGGCCTGAACGAAGCGCAGAGTGGTAAGCGCGTGCGCGTGCGCTGCTTCAAGGTCAGCGGCGGCATCATCAAGGATCTGGCGCTGATTGGCCAGGATTTCGCCTCTGGCGAGGTCAGCGGCTCGCTGCTGCCGGATACCACTCGAGTCGGCGCCGGCCTGAGCCAGTACTTCACCTGGGAAAATGAGGCGTGAGCATGACTGACGACAGCCAGGCGTTCGTCCAGGAGGTGGCGGTCGTTCAGTTCGACGGGCGAGCCGTTGAGGTTCGCCCTCTCACCGTGCACCAGATCATCGCGATCAGCAAGCCGTTGCAGCAGTTGCTGCCTGCGGTGGAGCAGATCCAGCAAGCCATCGACGGCGACGTGACGGTGCTGCTGGCGCTGCTGGCCTCGCATGGCGAGCCGCTGCTGGATGCGTTGTCCGAGGCGACAGGCATTGAGCGCAGCGCACTGCAGCAGACCCGCGACCTCGCGGGCCTGATCCGCCTGATCGCGGAGGTGGTGAAGCTCAACCTCGATTTTTTCGGCCAGCAGGTCGGCCAGATCAAGGCCGGCCTGCAGGGCGCGCCCTCAGCGAGCGATGGGGATGGTCAGACGCCATCCACAGCCTTGTCTGCGCAGGATATCCACTGAGCGAGGTCATGGCGATGCCGTACCGGATGTTCCGAGTGTTGAGCGAGGCGGAAGCGCGGCGTCAGCGCCGCCTTCAGATCAACGCCTGCATCGCGGCGCGCAGCGCGCAGTTCGACACGAAGGACTTCGAACAGCTAATCAAGGGGCTGGCAGATGGCGAATAACCCGGAACTCCGCGTCAGGATCAGCGCCGACCTTGCAGACATCAAGCAGGGGCTTGGCCTGCTGCGCGGCGAGCTTGACAAGATCAAGCAGCAGAGCGCACGGGTCACGCCTGGCAGCGGGTGGGCGGAAAGCCTCAAGTCTGTCCGCACGCAGCTCGCCGGCATTCTGAGCGCCTACGCGGCCTTGCGTGCGGTGAAGTGGTACGCCGACACTAGCGATCAGGCCAACATGTTGGCCGGCCGCCTGAGGCTGGTCACAAAATCGCAGCAGGAATTCAAGCAGGCCTACGCCGAGACCTACCGCATCGCGCAGGCCAGTCAGTCCGACTGGCAATCGGTGGTCAACCTGTTCGCCTCGCTGTCGCAGACCACAGGCCAGAGCCAGGAACGCATCCTGCGCCTGACCGATATCATTGGCAAAGCATTCCGCGTCAGCGGCGCCAGTGCGCAAGACACTGAAAACGGCCTGCGCCAGTTGCAGCAGGCGCTGGCGGGCGGGACGCTCCGCGCCGAGGAATTCAACACCATCATCGAGACAGCGCCGCGCTTGGTGCAAGCGCTGGCGGATCACTTCGGGATTTCGTTCGGTCAGGTTCGCCAGTACGTCAACGCCGGCAAAATCTCCACGCAGGACTTCATGGCGGCGCTGGAGGAATCCGCCGGCAGCATCGAGAGCGACTTCCAGAAGCTCCCGAAGACTGTGCAAGGCGCGCTGACCGAGCTGCGCAATGCCCTGCTGAGTCTCGTTGCCGACACCGATAACGCCTCAGGCGCATCGGCGCAGCTGGCGACCAGCATTACAGAGCTTGCGCAGGTGCTTTCCTCGCAAGAAGTCAAGGATGGGTTCCTGGCGATTGTCGATGGCGCATCAAAGGCAATCGGTGTCCTGGTGAAGCTCGGATCGACCGTCGCCGGCGTGACGAAGTTCTGGGCCGAGGAATTCGCGGCCAGAAAATCCGGCCCTGCGGCTGATGACGTGGTTCGCATTGAGCAGGAAATCGACAGGCTCAAGAGGCGGTGGGCTGGGAAGAGCGGTTTCGGGGTTGCCGTCAATGATGGGCTCAATGGAGTCTTCAAGGCGCTTGCTCCGGGCACGTATTACGGCTTGTCAGCAGCAGGCGTGATTGACGATCGGCCCGCCTACGGTGACGACCCGAGGACGCGCAAGGAGGCGATGGAAAAGATTGCGCGGCTTGAGCGCATGCTGGCCGATGCGCGGAAAGCACAGGAAGAACGGGCGCTTGCCGCCATGCAGGCGGCCACCAGCAAAACAAGTTCAGGCGGGACTGGTGGCGGTGTCCAGCCACCCACTCCAGGCAAGCCGATTGCGGTGTCGAACGCGCTGGATCGCGATGCCGTCAACCGCGCCATCGCAGACCTGGATCGCCTGTATCAGGCCGGCGAGGTCAGCACCAAGAAATACTACGCCACGCTGACTGAGCTACAGCAGCGGGCCATCGACCTGCAGATCCAGCAGGCCAGGAACGAGCTTGCGGTCACCACCGACAAGGGAAAGCGGATCAAGCTCGAGGAACAGATCGCCATCCTGCAGCGTGATCGCGCGGATGTCGCGAAGCGCAACGCTGATCTCGAAAAGAAGGCGACCGATGAGCTGATCGACCAGCTCGACCAGGTCAAGATCAAGCTGATCGAGCTCGATGGCGACGCCGGTCGGGCGGCCCGTCTCCGGCTTGAGGCGGAGTATGAAAAGCTGTTCAAGCGGCTGGCGCAGGAAAGCGATGAGGCCGGCACCGAGATGGTGCGCAACCTGGTGGATCGGCTGGTGGCCAAGGCGCAGGCGGATGCGATTGCCTCGCGTGTGTCGGCCGCAGTGGGCGGGTTGAGCGCGCAAGAGCAGAGCATCGGCGCGCAGATGCAGGCCGGTCTGCTTGGGCAGGAAGAAGGCGAGCGTCGCCTGCAAGAGCTGCGGCAGCGGACGCTGGAGCAGCTGCGCGAGTACCGGGATGCTGCGCAGCGTGCGCTTGAGTCAATGGCCCCTGGCACGCCCGAATACCAGCAGGCGGTCGAAGGGCTCGCAGGCATTGACACGCACATCGCCAATGTCACCGCGTCGATGCGTAAGCTGCAGATGCAGGCGCAGGATCAGGCGGTCAACGCGCTGACCGGGTTTTTCTCGGATCTGGCCACGGGCGCCAAAAACTTCAAAGAGGCATTCCGAGACATGGTGTCCAGCTTCGTGCAGGGCATCGCGCGCATGGCCGCAGAGCTTATGGCGCGCAAGATTGTGATGTCGATCTTCGGAAAGCTCGGCCTGAGCGTGTCGCCTGCGACGGCGAACGCGAAGGGCAACGTATTCGACACGGCCGGCATCCGCGCGTTCGCGCGTGGTGCGGTGTTCCCGACGATTGCCGCGTTTGCGGCCGGCGGGGCCTTCACCAATCAGGTGGTGGCCAGCCCGACGCTGTTTGCGTTCGGCAAGGGCGGCCAGCTCGGCGTGATGGGTGAGGCCGGGCCAGAGGCGATCATGCCACTGACGCGCGGCCCGGATGGCCGGCTCGGCGTGGTGGCGCATGGCGCTGGCCGCGACGTGACGGTGATCGTGGAAAACCACAGCGGCGCACAGGCGCGCGTCGAAGAAGGCACGGCAGGCGACGGCTCGCGGCTGGTCAAGGTGATCGTCGATGCCGCTGTTGGCGAGGTGAACAGGCAGATCGCCGGCATGGGCTCCACCGGCCGTGCAATTTCAAGCAGGTTCGGGCTTTCTCCGGCGGGGGTGACGCGTGGCTAATCCGAAATGGCCGAGCAGCGTGCCTGGACCGGTGCTGGAAAGCATCGACTACAGGCCTGCCTTCGACAACGTGATCCGGTCGCAGATGGATATCGGGCTCAAGGCGAGACGGCGGGCAACCTCTGTCCCGATGCTGGTGAACTTCCGGCTCGCGCTTTCCTCGGCGCAGCTTCAGGTGTTGCGTGGTTTCTACGAGATCACCTTGCAGTGTGTTCTGCCGTTTGAGTGGATTGACTTCCGCAACCCGGATCGCGACCCGGTGATCTACACCTTCGCCGACTACCCGAAGCACCAGGCCTGGGGTGAGACCGGCGGCTGGATGGTGGATGTCTCCCTGATCCAGCACACGCAGGTGTTCGGCCACTACCCGCTGGATGTTTCGCCGCTGGGGACCTGATATGCCGAGACAGCTTTCTGCCGCCGCCGCCCGCGCCATCATCGCCAGGGAAACCGCCGAGGTGTTCCTGGCTTGCCTGACCATCTCAGGGCCAGGCCTTCCGACATTGCGCTGCGTCAACGACACGCAGCCGCTGGTGCGTGCATCGGGCACGTTCTATCCCTACCCGTTCGAGGTGCTGCTGCCGGAAGACACCGATGCCGCCGCGCCGACCGCCCGGTTGCGGGTGGACAACATCGACCGCGAAGTGACGCGAGCACTGGATGAGTATTCGGGCGTCCCTCAAGTCACGCTTGAAATCGTGCTGGCCAGCAGCCCGGATACGGTCGAGATGGGCCCGTTCGAGTTTTCGATCCTGAGCGTGGACTATGACGCGGTGGTGATCACTGCGACGCTTGGCTACGAAGAAGACTTCCTGAACCAGGCCGTGCCCGCGCAGAGCTACACGCCGACGTCCAGTCCGGGGCTGTTCGTATGAGGCTGGAAGATTTCATCGGCTTGCCCTTCCGCGATCACGGCCGCGACCGCACGGGCGCGGACTGCTGGGGCGGCGTACGCATGGTGTTGCGCGAGCTGCGCGGCATCGAGTTGCCGGACTACGGCGCAGGCTACGCAGGCACCATGGACAGCGATGGGATCAGTGTCGCAATCCGCGATGGGCTGGTCCGCGATTTCGTGCAGGTGGGCGATCCGCAGCCGTTCGATCTGGTGATCTTCCGGCTGGCCGGCAAGCCGTGGCATGTCGGGCTGGTGGTCGGGCCAGGTCAGTTCCTGCACTGGCCGCAGCCGGATGAGCGCGGGAACGACGGCACGTCACGCATCGCCCGCTGGACAGACCGCATCTGGCAGCGCCGCGTGGATGGTTTCTGGCGCTATCGCGGGGAGGTGGCCCGTGCAGGCTGAGTCTCCGCTGATCCTTCGCTCGCACCCGTTCAGCGCTGACGCCGGCGTCATCGCCGTGCGTTCTGGCCAGACCATCCAGCAGATGCTGGACGAAATCGCGCAGGGCGCGGAGATCGCGGCCACGTTGCGGGTCGAGATCGGCGGGCATGAGGTGCCGCGCGAGTTGTGGGGCCGCGTCAGGCCGAAGTCGATGGTGCCGATCTACTGCACGGTCATGCCGGCAGGTGGCCGTGGTGGCGGCAAGATCCTGCGCACGCTGGCGCTGGTCGCGCTGACGGTCTTTACGGCGGGCGTGGCCTCGGGCGCGTACCTGTCTGGCGTGAGCTTCGAGATCGGCAGCTTTGCACTGTCTGGCGCAGGGCTTGCCAGCGCGATCAGCCTGGTCGGGATGCTGGCCATCAACGCGCTGATTCCTCCGCCCAAGCTCCCTAGTCTAGGGAGTGCGTCATCGGAAGCGCCTGGCCGGTGGAACATGCTGACCGGCAGCAGTAATCAGGTTTCGCCGTATGGGCCGATCCCGCTGGTGCTCGGCGAGTGCAAAGTGTTCCCGCCGCATGCGGCCGCGCCGTACAGCGAGGTGCTCGGCGATACCAGCTATCAGCGGCTCATGTTCGACCTCGGCCATGACTACGGCGGGCCGAACGACCCGACGGTGTACATGCAGGTCACTGACATCAAGATCGGGGAGTCCGATATCTCCTCGTTCAGTGACGTGCAGTACGAAATCACCAAGACCCCGACGCTCTACACCAGCGATGTGGCCGAAGTCGCAGTCAGTGCAGCGATGAACGACGGCGCGCAGGTGGTGCGCACCACCAGCCCGAACGTCACCGAGATCAGCCTGGACGTGGTGTTCCAGCAGGGCCTGTTCGGTCTGAACGACAAGGGCAACGAGGTGCCCGTCACGGCGTATCTGACAATCGAATACAGCCCGGCCGGTGCGAACACCTGGACGCCCGTCCCGACCACCGGCGCGCGCATCACGGGGCTGGTGCCGAGTGGCGGCACGCTGGCCAATGCACAGGTGCGATCTGGCAGCCGCAAGCCGTTCGCGGTCGGCGTGGCGTGGCCGGTGACGCCAGGGCAATATGACGTCCGCGTCACTCGCGGCACCACCAACTGGGGCAGCAGCCACAGCAGCAGCCGCATTGGCGATGCTGTTTGGGCCGTGCTGCGCAGCATTCGGCCGACCAACCCCAGTAAAACCGGCACGGTCAAGCTGTGCATGCGCATCAAGGCCAGCGAGCAGCTGAACGGCACGCTGCAGACGTTGAGCTGCGTGGTGCATCAAAAGGTGCCTGTGTATAACCCGGCGACGCAGACATGGAGCGCGCCGCAGTTGAACTACAACCCGGCCTGGGTGACGGCATGGCTGCTGCGGTCATGCCCTGCCCTCAGCGTCCACGTGCCAGACAGCCGGATCGACCTTGCCAGCCTCACCGCGTTCGCGCAGTTCTGCGACGCCAACGGCTTCAAGGTGCGCGGCGTGGTGGATTCTCGCACCACGGCGCGGGCGCTGCTCGATGAGGTGCTCGGCTGCGCGCTCGGCTCGCTGAGCACGCGCGATGGCCGCTACGGCGTGATCTTCGACGATGGCAGCACGCTGCCGACGATGCTGTTCACGCCGCAGGACAGCCGCAACTTTGTGGTCAGCCGGGTGTTTTCCAGACTTCCGCACGCGCTGAAGGTGCGCTTCCGCAACCCGCAGGCCTACTGGGAGATCGACGAAGTGCTGGTGCTGGATGACGGCTACAGCTACCGTGGCGTCGATGCCAGGGGCAACGCGAGCACGGCACCGGAGCCGCAAGAGTTCGAGACGCTTGAGCTGCGGATGGCCTGCGACGCGTTCACCGCCTGGCGCGTCGGCAGGTTCCACCTCGCGCAGGCCAAGTTCCGCCCGCACGTGTATAGCTGGGAGACTGACATTGCGAACCTCGGCTGCTCGCGCGGCGACTGCGTTGACGTCGCGCATGACGTGCCGGAATGGGGCGCAGGCACTGGCCGCATTGTCAGCCTGACCGCCGGTGGCCCGAATGGCACGGCGGCGACGCTGGTTCTTGACCAGCGCATCGTCACCGATGCCTCGAAGTCCTACAGCGTGCAGATCCGCCGCAGCGATCTGAGCAGCGTGGTCGTTGCCGCGACGCCACATGCGCCGGAGTCCGACACGTTCTACCTCGGCAGCATGCCGTCCGGCGTTGCGCCAGGTGATGTTGCGGTGGTCGGCGAGACTACGCGGGTGACCACCCGGCTGCTGATTACCGGCATCAAGCCTGCATCTGATCTGGCCGCAACGATCACGGCCGTCCGCTATGACGCGCGCGTGGCGCCGTATTGGGCCAACCCGCCGGCCTCGATCACCAGCGAGGTGAGTGGCACGGCCTACCGCGAGCCGCCCGACCCGCCGACCATCGTGGTGATCGTCTCGGATCAGTACCACGATACGCCAAACGACGTCGGCACCACCACGCCTGAGGTCACCATGCGCGTGGAGCGCTCCAGCGGCTACATCGGCTACCGCTGGCAAGACATGGAGGTGTATTGATGGGAACGCCGACGCTCTCCATTGAGGTTCGCTGGCGCGTGGCCGGCAGCGGCCAGCCATGGTCGGTTGGGCGCTACCCGCCCGATGCGACCAACATCACCATCCCCGGCCTGATCCGTGGCGTGACCTATGAGGGCCAGGCCCGTTCCATCGGGCCGGGTGGTCTCGCATCGGAATGGGTGCCGATCACGTTCGAGGTTCCGAACGGAACCAGGACGAGCGCGACAGGTCTCCCTCCGGTCGTTGCAGGCAACGTCGCAAGCAGGTGGATTAGTGGAACGCAGCTGAGCTGGTCAGGCAACTCCACGACAATCACGATCAGCGTCTCCGCCGGCGTGCTGCAGGTCGGCGACAAACAGATCAGCTACGGGCCGAGCAGCGCCGAGATCACCGGCACGGCTGGCGAAGTCCGCACGGTGTACCTCTACTACGATGATCCGTACTGGCAGGGAGGCAGCCGCACGCTCGGCGTCACCACAGATAGCGTCGCCAGCATGGCAGCGGCTGGACGGATCCTGATCGACCGGCTCACGGTTACCTTTGCGTCCAGCAGTGGCGGAACGACTGGAGGAGGCGGCGATGTCGGCGGCGGCGGCGGTGCCAGTGGGCCGCGCTGCCCGAGCGAAGATGCCTGGCTGCTGATCCGTGGCGCAGACGGTGAGCCTGTGCCGATCCGGTGGCGGGATGCCCAGGAAGGTGACTACGCCATGCTGGAAGACGGCCGCTGGGGCCGGATTTCCCACCTGCGCCGCACGCGCGTGGAGTGCGTCCGGGTGGTGTTCGGCGATGGCCGCACGCTGACCTGCTCGCGCACCGCGCCGCTGCGCCGCGCCGGCGGTGGTGCGCTGCTCGCGCCCGCCACAGTCGGCCAGGCGCTGGCCTACCTGCGCGAAGGCGAATGGACCGTCGCGGTGGTCGAGCGCGTCGAGGATATCGGGCCCGCATGGGTCATCCAGTTCACCTGCGAAGACTCGTTCGTGTGGACCGGCGATTCCAGCGATCATCTACTGGCACACCACAACATCAAGGCTGAGCCATGAGCTACACCAAGCGAACAGACATCGCAGCAGGCCCAGGCGAAACGGTGGTGCAGCTGGACACAGGCGATCTGGTGGCCGTGTCCTGCACCCGCAAGCGCGTCCCAGCGGGTGTGGCCTACCACGCCAAGGCGCGTGCGATCGACGAAAACGGACAGCCGATCACCACTGCAGACGGCCGGCCGGTGGTGACCGAGCTCAAGCACAGCGTCACGGCGGCGCGTGTTGATGAACTCGGCGATGAGGCGATCACCCGCGAATGCCTGCTGGCCGTGCTCGGCGAGCCGGTGACCGGGCTGTTCGCCTGGGCGGACATTCTTCTTTCTGACGCCAGCATCCGGATCAGCCTGCAGGCGGCGCAGGTGTCAGGGCATGCGGATGTGACGGCAGTTCTTTGAGTGCGGAGAGTCACACATGAGTACAGACATCATTCCAATCGCAGATCTGCCATCTGCCGCGCCAGGCCCGTTTGATAGCGTCGTTGGCGTCGATCAGGCAAGCGGAAATCCTCGCCGATTCCCAGTCGGTGCGATCTGGGGCCGCTACCTATACAAGATGCAAACAATTTCAAGCAGTAACGGTGCAGCCGTCATTGACCTTTCGAGTGGAGCCGAAATTTTCCTGCTGACGCTGACTGAAAACACAACGATCAGCTTTACCGGACTTCCGCCTGCGGGCGTCGGCGCCGATGTTCGTGTGCGGATCAAGCAGCACGCGAGCGCGGCTAAAACATGCACGTTCAGCGGCGCGTCTGTGAAAACGGCACGCGGCGCGGCGTGGTCTGTTTCTACTGTGTTATCTTCGGTCGAAGATGTGGGGGTGGCGATTGACAGTGCTGGGAATCTCACGCTCTATCCGTCAGGGTTGCTGACATGATTCCGCTGTCACTTATCCAACGCCCATATGATGAGATTGATTTCACGCGGTCGATGTTCGATTCGCGCGTGGTGTTCACTCGCCCATCCTCCGCAAGTCGTTTCAAAGCGAATGGCACAATCGAGGTAGTTGGAAGCAACGTACCGCGCATCGACCATGACCCGTTCACCGGTGAAGTGCTAGGTCTGCTGCTTGAGGCTCAGGCCACTAATCTGCTGCTCAACAGCGAAACGCTTAGTACGCAGACGGTCACCACGTCTGCGGCTACGTACCGACTGAGTTTCTACGGCACTGGAAGCATCACGCTGTCGGGCAGTTACAGCGGTACGCTCAACAGCGCCGGCGCATGGCCGAACCGGGCGCAACTTGTGTTCACGGCGACCGCTGGTCCGTTGACGCTGACCGTCTCTGGCAACGTGCAGTATGCACAGCTTGAAGTTGATCCTGGCTACGCCACGTCGTGGATTCCCACGACGACCGCCGCTGCGACGCGCGCTAATGATACTGCGACAATCACGAATGCAAGTTGGGGCGGGCAGGTGCCCTATATCGACCACACGCTTTATGTCGATTTCACCGTACCCTACAACCTGACAGGATACAACCGCTCACTGTCTTGCCGAAAAACAACGACAGGGTTTACGGATGCGTGGTGGTATCTTCTCGCAAACAACAACACCGCCGGGCCGCGGCCTGTGCAGTGGGAAGGGCTGGGATCGGCGCTCAATATCCACACGACCCTAGTCTCCCCAGGTCAGCGGATCAAGGTGGCTGCGACGATGCAAAATGAAAATCGCCGTGGGTGTGTGAATGGTGGGAATGTCTATACTCGCGGAACGATGGGTACATTGCCCGCCAACCTGCCAGACTTGATCGAGATCGGCGCTGGCAATGGCGCATGCGCAATCGGCAGTCGTTTTAAACGCATCCGTTTCTATCCGTGGCTGATGACCAACGCAGAGTTGCAGCAGGTGACCGCATGATCACGTTCGTCTTTTCCATGCTAGGCCCTGCGCTCACCGATCAGCAGGCTGGAATGTTTCACCAGTACGCGCAGTGGCGCGTGATCAACGAGCGCAACGAGCGGCTGTTGGTGGACGGCATCGGCGAGCAGCAGTATCTCCAGCCTGTGCTGGACGCGCTGACACAGATGGGCCGCGCCCCCATCGCTATCGGATCGTGGCATGAGGATGGCACGCCAGTCGAGGGATTCACGCTGAACGAGACGGCATGGCTGGACGTGGCACCCGATGATTGGGATATGACCGATCCTGAAAATCCTGTGCCCGTCCGGCCAACGCGGTTTCGCGACATCCACCGATGGGCTGGGTGGGGCGAAAAGGTGCTCCCATGAGCGTGCGCGTGATTTTCAGCCGCAACCACAGTCTGCCGAGCCTGTTTCTGCGCGCGGCGCTGTGGTCGCCGTGGTCGCATGTGGCGCTGGTGGCCGGTGAAACTGTGATCGAGGCATCGTCGATTCATGGCGTCCGTGAGCGTCCGCTGGCGGATTTCATGGCGGATGCGACGAAGGTGGCGATCATTGAACTGCCGGGCGACGCAGACCGTGCTATCGCTGCGGCGCGCAGTCAGATCGGGAAGCCCTACGATTGGCGCGGCATCCTCGGGATTGGTTTCAGGCGTCGCTGGCAGGATCAAGATGCGTGGTTCTGCTCGGAGTTGGTGGCGTGGGCCATTGAGCAGTCCGGCGTCCTGCTTTTCCGAACGCAGCCGTGGCGGGTGACGCCGCAGATGTTGTACGCGCCGATATTCGGTGACTACAACCGATCCGCCAGCTCATCCGCATCGGCCTGGTAGTAGATCATCAGGCTGCGGATATCGCGGTGGCCGATCACCCGCGCCAGCTCCAGCACATCCAGCTTCTTCGACAGCCGCCAGATCGCCTCTGCGCGGCTGTCATGGAAGTGCAGGTCATGGATCCCGGCCGCAGCGCGTCTCCAGAGTGCATCCCGCGTGCCTGGGTGCAGGTCAAAACACGTCGGCCGGCCACGCGGAAGCACCGCCAGAATCTCGCGCGCGCGTGGTGACAGCGGCACACGCCTGCTGTCACCGTTCTTTGTGCGCGGCAGCGTGACGGACTTTGGGCCGACGTCTTCCCACCGCATCCCAAGGATCTCGCCTGCCCGCATCGCGGTCTCCAGCGCGAACAGGAACGCAAGGCCCGTCCGCTGCATCGCCGTGTCGGCGCGGAGGCCATCATCCAGGCCGGTCGCGGCCATGATCCTGGCGATCTCATCATCTGAGATGCGCCGCTTCCGGCTAGGCGGCGCAGGCGGCCGCTTAACGTCTGAGAATGGGTTCGTCTCGATCCAGCGCAGAGGCGGCCTGCGGACATGTTCCAGCACGCTGCGCAGCAGGGTCATCTCGCGGCAAACCGACGACGCGCTGACCTCGCGCAGACGGGCATTGCGCCACTCGGCGAGCATGTCGGCCGTGACGTCGCGCATCCGCGTCTGCGTCCACGGCTGTGCCAGCCAGCGCTGCAGCCGGATGATCTCCCACCTCGCACCACGATGCGTCGGCGCGACCTCATCCATGTAGATCTTGAGCGCATCCGCCAGGGTGTGATCTGGTACCCTGGATCCGCGCATCTCGGCCTCGCGCTGCAACGCCCAGCGCGCCGCCTCGGCCTTCGTCCGAAAGACGCGGCTGTCCCGCTGGCTCCCGCGCCGCACCTGCGCCCGCCAGCCGTCTCTGTGCCTCTGGATGCTCGCCATGCCTCCACCGTGGGGCGATCCGTGGGGCAGACGATACCGCAGACGGCAACATGACGCAACGCAGCGCAGACCAATAATGCAGCGCAAGCCGTTGAAAAATCAGGAAATCGAAACGTCACGCAGGAACTCGCCGCGTGACGCTGAATGCGCGGAGATTCCCACCTCCGGCACCAAAGCCCCGCGCCACGCTTAGCTTTCAGCCGCCCCGTGGGGAATACGTGGGGCGAGGCGAGATGACTTGGCGCGCCAGAGCTCCCAGAAGGCTGGGTGCATGCGCCGCTTACCCGCCTCCCAGTCCTGCCACGTTCTTAGCGTGGCATAGATCAGGGCCGCGGCCTCTGTCTGCGTGAGGCCTGCCGCGACGCGCGCGGCGCGGATTTGCGCGGGTGTTGGATTTGCCGCCGGGTTCGACCGGCGGCGGTTTCTGTTTGGGTGATTCGCCATCAGGACCGGTGTTGTTGGTGGTATGTCATGTGAACATGGACAAGTTTGTCCCTGGCAAAGCAATCCGCACGTCCCCGAAGTCAACTACTGAGATGGCCTGCCTCGGTTGTCCCTTCATGGCCTGCGCAACCGGCCATGCGCGGTACGGCATTCCGGCGATGTGGCCGGTCTTCATTGGGCTGACGGTGGCCCAGCCTTTGCTGGACTGCTCGAACTGTTCGAGCGTTTCGTGAGTCTCTATTGCATCGACCAGCCACTCCCCTCCGTTGTAATCCGGATCGAACAGTTCATTGTTCGTCGCGGCTGCGAAAGCGCTGAGTTTCTTCAGCATGTCGTCTGAGTAGGTCACCTTACTCTCCTAGCCCCTGAAGCCCCCCCGAGGCGCGGGCGGCAGCGCCTACTGCCATGGTCGTATGATACACGCATTGCGTGCATGTGCAAGGCCACAGCGCTCATTGTTCAGCGCTTGTTTAGTTTTCGCCGGGATCGCCAGGATGCCTGTCGGTGATGGTTGGGCAGCCGGTAGGTCGCCAACACCCGGCCCGATGGCTGGCCGAAGCGCATTGCCGCCAGCCGCGCCCGGATCACGTGCGTGACTCGCACGAGTAGGTGTGGACGGACGCTCATTCGCCACCTCCGAGGTGCTCGGCCAGTGCATCACGGGCGAATCAAATGCCAATCGTATGTTGAATTGAACATCTTGATGGCTTCATAGCCATGCTTTTTTGCAGTCGCCTCAATATCTACAGGACAGAGGCACGAACTCTGCCTTATGCCTTCATCCGTATAGCCGAATTGCCGTGCCGGTACTAAGTCGGCAGAACCAAGCTTATCCATTAATTCCATTTGGATAGAGCACAGCGTTCCGTCAATCAACACGATGTCGCACATATCTACTCCACTTAAGATTGGTCAATGCCCATTGATACGTTGCGATCATGTCCGACAGCAGAATAAGCAATCCGACCGCTGGCTTTATCAAGCCAAGCATCGCCCGCAAAGTCATCCCCGCGAGCAATGCGTCTGTCGTAAGCGTGAATTCTGAAGAACCGCTTTGTCTTGTCAGTCGCTTGGCACAGCTTTTCGAGTTCTTCACGGGCGTTATCGTTCATGAGCTAACTCCGAACATGTCCCGCAACGCAGCCGCCTCGATCTCGGCCCCGCAGATCGTTGCGCCAGCCGCTTTTGCTACGTCGTTGAGGTCGAGCTGTGCGCTCATTGCATGGTCTCCGATAGGGTCACCGATTTCCCAAAAACGAGGCGGGATACGGCAATAAGTCATTGATCTAGCTTGCGATATTTGAGTCACGGGTTGTGCTGCTGGAACATCCAAGCCCCTGCCACGTGATCGGCTCCCCGCGCGTGCGGAGTTCCTCGATTCGTTTGCGTGCGGTGGATTGCGCGATTCCAAGCCGCGCGGCGATGCGCGGGATGGTCACCGCCTCGCCTTCGATGTGGAGGGCGACGATGGCCGCCCGCGCGCGGCCACCACGGCGTCCGTAGCGGGCTGCGTCGGCCCTGCTCAAGGTGACCTTCATGCTGTGGCCCTGCTGCGCCGTTGGCGGCTGATTTCAGAAAGGTGAGATTTGCACCGATCCCGGAAGTTCTTGGCACACGCTAACGCCGCCTCAATCGTTGCGTGCTTGTAGTTCCCATTCATGTCTGAGACGATTGCGCCGCGCAGTTTTCCCACATGGCTCGTGATGGACTTCCCATCAATCACCTGAACAATCCTTCCTGTAGTGGGTTTTGCGCCTGCAAAACGCTTTAGGAGTTCGATACTCATCGTGTCCTACTGCTCAGTAGTAGATAGGTGCGCCATTTCATAGGGCGCACCTGCTGCGCCGCTGGCGGTTGCGTTCGTCCTCCCACCAGTCCAAGAGTTCCCGGCGTCGCCACGTCAGGCGTTTGCCGAGCATGGCCGGTGCCGGGAAGTCTGGACGTGTGGAAAGGCGGCGGAAAGAATCCACGCTGATTCCGAGCAGCAGCGCGGATGCGCGGATGTCAAGTACGCGGTCGCCCTCGATCAGGGCGGACAGCGTGGTCAGCACGCGCTCGATGTCTGTGTCTGCGGTGCGATCAGTGCCGATCATGGCGTGCCTCCTTGGTGAGCATGAGGATGGCGACGGCCGCAGCGCCGCACACCATTCCGGTCACGATGCCGATTGACATTTGCGGGGTGAACAACCACAGGCAGGCCCTGTGGATGGCGGGCAGGTGCGGCTGGATGGCGTCGAACAGGGCGGCGAGGAAGGCGAATACGGCGGCTCCGCCGAAGCCAATCGCTACGCCGATGGATGCTTTGTCGGTCATGCGTGTGCCCTCTGTTGCGTTGCGTCTGCGTCTGCGTCGGACGTGTCGATGCGGCGGAGTGCGGCGATCAGTGCGTCGCGGTCGCGGCTGGTGAGCCGCAGCGACACCGCCTTTGTGCAGCGGCCTGTGGCGCTGTAGCTCTTGATCCAGATTCGGGTGCTGGACGCCTCGATGCCGATGCGGTCGAACGGTGCGGAGATTTCGATCAGGCTCATGCCCTGCCTCCGCGTTTTTCCAGCGCCGACCAGGTGACCGGGCGGTTGCTCTGGATGATCGCCTTCATCCGTCTGGATGCCGTGTCTGGGGAGACGCCAAGGCGCGCGGCGATCTCTCCGAGGGTGACGTATTCGCCCTCGATGCAGAGCTGCGGATGCGGCTCTGGGGTGCGCAGGCGCCGCATCCTGCTGCGGTACTGCGCGGACGTTTCCCTGGCCCGGTTTGTCAGACAGGCCGCAGAGCCTCGCCACGGCGATGCCGCCGCGCCCATGCGGCCACGCGCGCTGGAGACTGGATCAATCGGCATCGGCCACCTCCAGCGCGTGCTCGCGGATCGCGGCGCGGGCCGCGTGCCACAGGTCATCGTCCAGCAGCATCAGTTCCAGCCGCGCCAGAGCGTTCCAGGCGGCATGTGCCGCATGCAGCAAGCCGCTTTCGGGGTCTCGCTGCTCCATGCCTTCGGCCAGCAAGTGGCGCAGCATGGCGTCCGTGTAGCGCGGGATGGCGTTTGGAACAGTGCGCCAGCCGTCGGTGGTGTATTTCTTCGCGCCGTAGTCGGCGACGGCGATCACCGCCAGCAGCGCACGCGGCATGCCGTGGATGATCAGCCGCGCCTGCGGCTTGTTGGCGTCGAGCTTCGCGCCCGGCGCGTGTTGAGGGATTCCGTAGGGGTCCATCATGCGGTGATCTCCGTTCTGCGCGTGCGGATGACCGGCTTGCGCTTGGTCGTTGCGGTCGGGCTGTAGTCGAACTTCAGGACAGGCTTGCTGCATGCGCCTGGCGGAAGCACCTCGGGCCGCTTGCCGGTTCGAGCCATCCATTCCTCGACGGTCTCTGGCTGCGCGGCCTTCTTGAAGGCGGTCTCAATCGTCGGCTGCACGAACCGGAACTTCCGGTATTCCTCGGTCGGAGGCGGCGGGCCTTGCCGCTTCGGCGGCTCGACCTTCGCGCCGGCCGGGAAATAGCGGGCCTTGTGTCGCCCCGGCTCACGGATGCTCTGCACCTTGCCCTGCTTGGCCAGATAGGCGATAAGCGCGCTGGCTGTCATGTAGCGGTCCTGGGCGATGCCTGCCGCTTTCAGCAGGTCGCGCAGGCCGAGGCCAGGATGCGCGTGCACGGCTCGCAGCAGCGTCTGCGTCAGGCTTTCTGGGTTTGGACGTCGCATCCTGCTGCCCTCTCTGCCAGCAATGCGCGCCACTTGGCGCGCTCGTACAACATGCACGCGGCGTGCTGGTAGGCCGACGATGCGGCGGTTGACGGATGCCCTGACCAGCCGCCCGCCAGCAGACCCTGCAAGGCGATGGCGGCCAGTTCGTCCAGCTTGTCGGCGTCCGCTAGCGTGATGTCGTTCATGCCAGCACCTCCGCCCAGGTCAGAACGTCGATGGCCTGTGCCAGCGTCAGCACGCCAGGGTTGGTGCTGCCGTCGCGGTACACCAGCCAGCCGGCCAGCAGGGACTGCGCACGCATGCGCTGTTGCAGGTCGGCGATGTCGGTGCGCGCTGGCGTCCAGTCGCGTGCGTGCGCGCGGGTGATGTGCAGGATGTGGCGCTGCAGGACGGGCAGCACGTGGAGATGGGCGCGTTTCATGCCTGTTCCTCCGGGCGTGAGTCGAGGTGGGCGTGCGCGGACTCAAGGTCGGCATTCCCGGTCAGCACGCCAGTGGTGTTGGGTGGTGGTGCGCGGAAGTCGGCAACCGCTGCAATCAGGGCGATTCCGATGCGGGCGCGGCCGGCGCGGATCAGTTCCTCGGCGGCGATCTCGCAGGTTTCAACCAGCGCGCGGACAGCAGCCGCTGCGCGGATGGCCTCATCGCCCATCCAGTGCGTGTACTCCGGGTGCTGCCGGGCCATGCGCACGGCGCGGTCGATGGCGGTCATGTGCGTCATGCCGCCTCCCCGCGGTGAGGCTGGAACAGCTTGCGGCCAAGCCATTCGCTGAGCTTTTCCGTCACCTCGTTTTCCCGCGAAAGCGCGGCCAGGATCTGCTGCGCCTCATCCTTCGAGACGAAGATCGCGGTGTCGCGCAGGTGCAGCGCATCCGGCAGCGGGTCGATGGCCGGGTCTTTGTCCGGCCGAACCGAAACCCAGGCCTCATCCAGCGGCACCCAGGCGTGGCCGATCACGCCGTCTTCGGTGATCAGGGCAGCCGCGACGGATGTCGCGGAGATGCGGATTTTGAGCTTGAGCGCGCCGCCGGCGCGCTGGAAATACAGGATGGTGTCCATGCTGCCTCCACGGGATCAGGTGGATGGCAGCCCGGCGGCAGGAAGGGGAGGCCTGTCGCCGGGCCCACGGTGGACGTATGGGGAGGCTACGCCGCGCCGTGTTGCCCCGCCGGCGGGTGCCGGCAGGGGGAAAATACGGGGCACCGTTGTTGTTGTCAACGGGGTGCCGTAGATTTTTTGCTAGGCTGTGCCTCGCGCCGATGGGGCGCTGTGGCGGCAGCCTGAGCTAAGCCGCGCCGCAAGGCGGCGGCGAGGCGAACGAATTGTTTGGTTTACACCCTATGGAGGGCGTGATGTCAGTGCGACTTGTGCGAGTGGCCGATCTTCTTGCTGAGGAACTCGGCCAGGGAATCTCTATCCCGTCGGCTCACAGTGAAAGCAATCCACCCAAGGCCCTCGTTGCGCAGCCAGATGCGAAGCCCCCCGTCTGCAAGTGTGCGGACACGAAATTCTGCCTCTTCCTGGACAAGCGCCTCAGCATCGGAGGCAATAGAGGGCGGATCACGTGGCACAGCCGGCAAGAGGCTGGCGCGCGCTTGCGCAAGTCTGTGAATTATTCCTTCAAGTTCGCTGGCGGAGAACTCACCATCGAGATGGACCTTGACTTTCGGTGCGTCAGACATGAGCTGCAAACCTAACGCCGCAGGTCACATGCGGCGGAGCTGCTGGATCGAGCGTGCAAAGCAGTACGGGATCACCGTTGCCGCAAGGAGCGCCGGGATGGGCGGCCCGTCGCCTGGAGATGCAAACATCGCGAGCATGGACGCGCCGGATAAAAACGTGACGGCAAGCCATGCAAACGTCTCGAACAGGATGCCGATGCCTCGCGTCATCCTGATTCCGAGGTCTTCTTTGGGGCCCTTGTCCTTGGGGTCTTTGGGTTGCAGGATGCGTTCACGTTCCATCGGTCGTTCCTCTTGGGGTGGTCAAAGCCATTTGCCGATCCAGCGCACCCGGCCGACCACGGTGATCGGGTTGCGCGGGTCGTTCATGAGCCTGGGCTTGCGCCAGTTGTGGTCACCGGCCGGGTTGAGTGCGCGGAAGGTCACGATGTCGCCGATCAGCTCGGCGCGCTTCACGCTGATTTGGTTATGGACGCTCACGCCCGGAAGCTGCACCACGTACAGGCATTCGTGGCGTGGCGTGGTGTCGCCCAGGTCGAACAGCACGGCATCGCCTGTCTCGATCAGCGGTGACATGCTGTCGCCCTTCCCGTACAGCACGGCCAGATTAGCCCCGAGCAAGCCCTTTTCGCGCAGCGTGTCCGTGCGGAACTTCAGGCCGTGCGTGGTCGCGTACTCATGCGCTTCTTCGCCATCGCTCAGGCCGACAGAGGCAGCGAATGCGGTGACTTCCGTGAACAGGTCATCTGTGGGGACAGCGGACTTTTCTCGCGGCCCTCTCCCCGTCTCAAGCCATGTTGCCGTCACCCCGAGCGCGTCCGCGAGCTTGTGCAGGGAGAGGCTCCGCTTGCTTCGCCCTAGCTCGAGATCGCTGATTGCCGTCTCGGATATCCCAGTGAGCTGAGACAAGTACTTGCGCGACCACTTCGGGGTCTTGGACTCCCGGATTTGTCGAACGCGGTCACCGATTCCAGTCATGTGGTGATTGTTGCGGGATTCCGTAACGGGGGGCCGTTGACAACAGGAACGGTACGCCGTAGATTCTTGTGCCATGACGAACTGGAAACGCATGATCCTTGACCTCGAAGGCCTTGGCTGGTCCCTCACGGGGCTTGCACGTGCCATTGGGCTGTCGCCGCAGGCGGTCAGCGACATCAAGCAGGGGCGTACTAAGGCCCCCGGTGGGATGGCAGCCGTCAGGCTCTATGAGCTGCACTCGCGCGGCGAGGGCCCATCGGCCAGGCCAGAACGTGAGGCGGCTGCCTGATGCGCCGTCAGGCGTCCCCTGCTGGCAGCTTCCCGGTGTGGATGACCTCCACGCCCTGGGCGATGTCCAGCAGCATCGCCCGCGCCAGCGGGTCGATGACGGGCTGCTCGGCGAACAGCCGGAGCAGCTCGCTGAGCTTGGCCATGTCGGCATTGGCCGATGCGGCCAGGCAGATGGTCAGCACGCGCAGGGTTTCCTGCGTGATGTTCAGGACTTCGGAAGGTGTGTTGGTGTCCATTGGTGCACTCCAGTTGTTGGGGTGAGGTGGTGGCCGTGCCCGGATGGGCGCGGCCATTTTTTCGGCTAGGGCTGTAAATCGCTGTAAACGATCGTTCACAGGGATTTACAGCGGTTCACAAGGCCAAGGGATGCGGTGATGCAGCAGCTGAGTTTGACATTCGAGCCAGGGCTAGGACAGCGCTACCGCGATCTGCGGGAGTGCTTCGCTGCGTGCGTGTATCAGCGCGGGCTTGGCCGGGTTGCGGCTGCCGTCGATGCGGCCCCGTCCGCCCTGTCGCAGATGCTGTCCGGAGAGCGCCACCTGGACCCGGAGATTGTCGAGCGCTACATGCGCGAGTTCGGGGATACCACCCCTGCCCTGTACTGGGCTGCCCGCTACCTGCAGGACGCTGAGACCAGGCAGAAACAGGCCCTGGCCGCCATCCCGGCACTGGTGGATCAGCTCGCCAAGCTGCTGGCGGAGGCCAAGGCATGACGGATTGGATCGACCGCGCGCAAGAGCTGCAGTTGCGCGCCATCGAAGATGCGCTGGCCGCCTGCGCCGCTGCCCCGGCAGCCGGCCGGGAGACCTGCGCGAACCTGGACTGCGGCGAACCCATCTCACCGCAACGGCAGGCCCTCGGCGCGCGCCTGTGCCTGGACTGCCAGCGTGCGGAAGAACACCGCGACATGACACGGAGGCACCGATGACCCATGCGCACCACGCCACGCCGCCGCAAGGCACACCACTACAGGCCACCACGGCCGGATGCAGCCGCCCGCTTCCGGGAGTGCATCCGGCTGCTGGATGCCGACCTGAACCCGACCCGCGAGGAGCTGGAGCGCATCGAACGGATTGCGCAGCAGGCCCCGTACTACCGGCCTCAGTTGGAGTTGCCGGTGTAGCCCCTTGCCCCATGTTGGATTGGGTTGTCGCGCTGGCGGATTCAGTCCCTGCGATGCGCAGTCACGATGCGTGGCGTCTGGCCTGGACGCCGGGCGATAGGTTCTTCCTGGCCGCGGCGGTCGAGGGTAATTCGGGCCCCGTCGATACGGTAGATAGCGGGCGTCGAGGTTGCTGAATGGGCAACCTCAATGACGTCATTGCGCAGCTACGCGAGGCTGGCCTGATCCTTGATGGCCCGCCCGATGTCTCTGGCCGTCTGGTGCGGTGCAAGGTCGAGGGCGACCGCGAAAAGCGCGGCTGGTACTGCCTGCATGCGCTGACCACCTCCAGCGGCGAGGCGCTCATCGTCGGCTCATACGGGGTCTGGCACGGCAACGACAACGGCGCGCAGAAGATCAAGCTGCGCAAGCGTGAGTTGTCGAAAGATGAGCTGGCCGCCATCAAGAGGCGTGCTGCCGAGGACCGCAAGAAGGCCGAGCGCGCCCAGGCCGAGATGCACGCCAAGGCCGCCGCGCGTGCGCGTGCGATGTGGGCGCGGCTTGCGCCTGAGCCTGCCGGCGTCGCAGGCTACCTGCAGGCCAAGTGCGTGCAGGGCTTCGGCCTGCGCTACACACCGAACGGCACGGCGGTGGTGCCGCTGCTCGATGTGGCAGGCCAAATCCACGGCCTGCAGTTCCTGCGGACGGCGTCGGCCGCCGAGAAAGCAAAACGGCCAGCCAAAGAGTTTTGGCCGGGCGGACTTGCCAAGCGCGGCCACTTCCACCTGCTTGGCTCCCCAAGCTGGATCATCCTGATCGCCGAGGGCTACGCCACAGCGGCCAGCCTGCACATGGCCACGCAATATCCGGTGGCCGTGGCCTTCGATGCTGGCAACCTGCTGCCGGTAGCCGAGGCGCTGCACAAGCGGTACGCGCTGGCGAAGATCCTGATCTGCGCGGACGATGATGACCTCGGTAAGTGCCGGAAGTGCGGCGAACGGCTGGTGCTGTCGGAGGCGGTCAAGGACTGCCCACACTGTGGCCAGCCGCACGGCTGTCAGAATGCCGGGATCAGCGCGGCCAGCAGCGCGGCGCTGGCGGTGTCCGGGGCATGGGTGGCCCCGCGTTTCGCGGATCAGGCTGGCAGGCGCGAGGCCTTCCTGTCGCGTGGCGTGAAACTCACCGATTTCAACGATCTCCACGTGAAGGAAGGCCTGCACGTGGTGCGCACACAGGTCGAGGCCTGCCTGTCGGATCTCGGCTGGTCGCCACGGCAGCGCCTCAGCGCGCCGCCACCGGCCGGAGGGGACGGGGGCGGCGACGCGGAGTCGCCGCTTCGGCCATTCCTGTCGCCGGATGAACTGCTGTCGCGGTTCTTTCTGGTGTACGGGCACGGCGGCGCGGTGTTCGATTCGGTCGAGCATCGGCTGATCTCGCTGTCTGACATGCGCGAGGCCTGCGCCAACAGGCTGATCTGGCGGGCGTGGTCGGAGTCGCCGGACCGCAAGATCGTGCGGCCGTCGGAAGTCGGCTTTGACCCGACCGGCCGTGATCCTGAGGTGAAGTGCAATCTATTCGCTGGGTGGCCGACGAAACCAAAGGCTGGCCGCTGCGAACGGCTGCTCGACCTGCTGCGCTACCTGTGCAGCCAGGATCGCGACCCGGAGGGGCTGTATCAGTGGGTTCTGCGGTGGGTTGCGTATCCGATCCAGCATCCGGGCGCGAAGATGAAAACTACCGTGGTTGTGCACGGGCCGCAGGGTGCTGGCAAGAACCTGTTTTTCGAGGCGATCATGCGGATCTACGGCGAGTACGGCGACGTGCTCGACCAATCTGCGGTCGAAGACAAGTTCAACGACTGGGC